TTCTTGCGGACATCGTAAAGAGAAATAATCTCAGCACATACGTTTCCGAAGCTATAAAAGAGCGTAGTGCATTTTTACAATCTGGTGCTATTTCTCGTAATGCATTATTAGATGCAAGCGAAGGTGGTACAAGAATCCAGGTTCCAGAGTTTAACCCAATCGCTCCAACAGAAGAAATTCTTACTGGTGCTGCAAACTGGGGAACTAGTGGTGCTGGTTATTTAACACCACAGAAGATTGGTACAGGTACACAGGTTGCAACTATCTGTCATAGAGCATTTGCTTATGCTGTAGATGATATTGCAATCTTGGCGGCTGGTGAAGATCCTATGGGTCACATCAGAAACCAACTTGCTGATGCTATTAACAAACTCAACAACGCTAGATTGTTCTCACATTTAGCTGGTTTGTTTGGCACTGCTTTATCTGCTAATGCACTTGATGTAGCAAAAGCTGGTGCCAGCGCAACAGAAGCTAACTTCTTAACAGCTTCTACTATTGCAAGAGCGAGAAATCTTCTTGGAGAAAGAGGTGAGGATTTAGATATTCTTATCGTTCATCCATCAGTTGCTTACTACCTATATCAGGTTGGTATGTTAACATTCTCAACTTCTGCATTATCTACTGGAACAGGTGTTCAGTGGGGTGGTGGTGGAGTTGGTATCAGCGACAGAGCAGTTGGCGAATTTGCTGGTTGCACAGTTGTTGTTGACTCTGCTGTTAACACAGTTGCTCCATCTAGTTCTTCTGGTCATCAGACAGAATTTTTCTGTTACTTGACAACAGCAGGAACAATTCTTGAAGGACAGCAACAGGCATTAAGAATTGAAGCTGAAAGAAACGTACTTTCTAAGCAGGATGTTCTTTCTGTTGATTATCACACTGCATATCATGTTATGGGTACTGCTTGGAGTAGTGCTTCTGATAACCCAACAAATGCAAACTTAGCAACAGCAGGTAACTGGTCAGCTACATACGATGTGGATCTAATTCCATTAGTACAGTTAACAGTTAACTCTCCTCTTGATACATCAACTTATTAATATTATTATTAAGTTGCTTGGACGAAACCTCATCAAATATTGGTGGGGTTTTTTCTTTACGCTACAATAAAACTAAAATTAATTATTAATCGTGGCAGCTACTATAACAGCAACATTATCAAGTGCTAGTGCAAATAGCTATGTCACTTTGACAGAGGCTAATACATACTTTGAGACTGTACCAGATTCTTCAACTTGGACTGACAAGACAGATGATCAGAAGAATAGATCTTTAATTGCAGCTACAAGATGGATTGATACTTTAAATTACTATGGATCAAGATGTGATAATGGACAGGCATTAAAGTTTCCAAGAAATAATTATAAGATTGATAATGTGGAGCTTACTTGTACAACTATTCCAAATAATATTAAATATGCACAGTTTGAACTTGCAAGAGCTTTGGCTAATGAAACAGATGCCATGACAGGTAATACAGGAACAGATGGTAACTTATCTGAAGTGAAATTAGGAGATATACAGGTGAAATATAATACGACAAGTCAGGGAGTTGGTACTGTGAATAATGTTTTGGACAAATATCCGTGGTTACAGAGTTATCTTGGTGCGTATATATTAGGTGGATCTGGCACTTATCAAACTAGAGTGGTGAGAGGATAATGGCAGGACAGTTAGATTCATTATTAAAAAAGGTAGCAAAACAGGTCGTATCTGACTTAGGCAGTTCTTTAGATACAACTATCAGTTATACAAAGAAAGGAATTTCAGAATACAACATTGAGACTGGAGAGGAGATAAGTGTAGATAGTACTTTTTCTAATATCAAAACACCTATAGAATTTATAAGATCAGAAGAAGAGGGTGATCAGGAAATGAGAGAAGCAAAAGTTTACATAACTCCAGATCAAATAGGAAATAATCAACCAACTTTAAATGATGAAATAAAATTAACATTTGCTGGATCTATTAGAACTGGACAGATAACAAGTATTGATACAAAACAAGGTGGACAGACTTATCTATTTACATTACTAGTGAGGTTCTAATGGCAAAAAGAGATATAGATAATATTGTTCCAGATTTAGACGCTCAATTAAATGAAGCATTTAATTCAATGATTGGTGATGTTTTAGCTGATCTTGCAACTGAAGCCAATAGTCCAGTTTATACAGGATTTTTAGCATCAAGTTGGAGAGCACAAAAAAGCCAAGTAAGACAAAAAGATAGAGTAGAAGATTTTAAACCTTGGGCATCTATAAAAAGTGAACATAACAAACTTAATTTACCTAAAGGTGGAGAAGGTTGGACAAGAACAAAATCAAGACCATCTAATCCAGTTATTGAGCCAAGATTTTCTCCTCCTAGCTTTGATTACAAAAAAGGTTGTTTTATTGGAAATCAAGCAGAATATTCAAGTTATGTAATTGAAGATCCAAGAATAGCTAAGTATGTAAAGAATGATATAAAAAATACTATTAATGAAAACTTTAAAGAGAAAAAACGTGGTGCTATAAAAGTCGGAGCAACACAAA